CTTATTTCAAAGACGGATACTGGCGGGTAAATTTCAGCGGAGTGCAGTACCAGGCGGATTTTGTTGATCGCCTCGCGGCCTACGAGGACACGGGCCTGACGCCGGAGGAAATCAAGGCTCCATTTACGGAGGACACGATGATAAATCTGGCAGCGCAGGCGCTGGGAGTGGAGCCTAGCCGCCTCCGCAAGCTTGCCGAGGCCGACAAGGACGGGCGCGTCCTGATTCTGCCGTGCAAAGGATATTCGGACATTGAGATCGTTAGAAACGGGATTTCGTACAAACCGGATCACTGGAATATCCATCTGACGGCGTTCGCACATGGCCAGAATACGCCGAGTGGAATAAAGGTCGGACTGTTTGACATTGGGGAGGTCGAGCTGGCTTTGCAGGAAATGGATGGAAGGTCATGAAAAAGATCGTAAATGCGTTCGGCGTGCCAGAGGGGGAACTTTGAAATGATTGGTTACATCAAAGACAAGGACGTCTACGCGCTCTTTGACGAGCGCGGGACTGCTCGCTTGCACGTCGGGGACATCGACAGACTGGAAAGGATATACTTCCCCGCCGAACTGCACGTTGGAGATCGCGCGTGGAAGAAGGCCATGAGCATCCTTGATAAGAAATACGCGGAAGCAAAAAAGATGCCGTTCGTCCGTGACCCGCTGGCATGGGCACTGTATCACACTTGGAGGGAGTTTGACGATGGAAAACGTTGCGACTGAAGAATTTATCAGCAGAACCGAGGCACTGAAAGACTTTGAATCCTGCAACGCGGAAAATCCGAACTGGACACCGCAGCGGGTAAAAACGCTCCTGCTGCGTCAGCCCGCCGCCGACGTTGCGGAGGTGGTGCATGGACAGTGGCTGCGAGCAGATGATGACTGGAATAGCCTCACAACAATTCAGTGCTCCCTTTGCAGCGAAGAGTGGTGCTTTGAGACGGACGATGACGTGAGCTTGCTGAATTACAAATACTGCCCCAACTGCGGGGCGAAGATGGATGGAGCTGCCGAATGAGCGGACTGCGGTTTGAATCAATGGCGGACATGCCGCCGCGGATGCGGGAGCTTTATGCACGGCAGCGGATGCCGGGGGCTGCCGCGCCGCCGAAGAAGGCCTCGAAGTATCACAGCGCGCCCGCCGAACGCGGCGAGCTGCGCTTCGACAGTCAGAAGGAAGCCTGGCGCTATGACGAGCTGATGGTGATGCTCCGGGCTGGCATTATCTCCGATCTGCGCCTTCAGCCGCAGTTCACGCTGCAGGAATCTTATATGACAGAGACCGGAGAGCGGATCCGAGCGGTGCGGTACACGGCGGACTTCTCGTACAAATTCGGCGGCAAGCTCGTCGTCGAGGATGTGAAGTCCACGCCGACGCGGACAAAGGAGTATCTGCGCAACCGGAAATTCATGCGATCAAAATTTGGAATCGACATACAGGAGATTTAAACATGCCGGAAGAAAAAAACGAGAGCAGCCCGCACGCAGGGTGCGGCCTGCCGAAAGGCGGAAACGCCTGCCAGTACGCAAAACTCGCACCGGATTTCTGCGAACGGTGCGGCTGGAATCCGGAGGAGCAGGCGCGGCGCAAGGCGCTGCCGTTCAAAAAGAGCGAGGACGGCCTGCTGCACAAGGATATCAGCACCAAGGAATAGGCAATCAGCCGGGGAACCTTATTTTTTGGACATATGCCGCAGCCGCTTTGCCTTGAGACGGCTGCGGGGGGAACTTTCCTCGGCTTTGCACCCGGCGCACGGTAAAACCCTCAAGCCCGTGCGCCGGGGATAAAAAAAGCGCGTGTGGGACGTGCGCGCGAACGGAACCAGTCAACGTTACCCCACCGTCGGGTCGGCATCGCCTGACGGCATCGCTTGCCTCCTTTTTTATAAGCCGCCTGATGGCAGTCAAGGGCGGCTCGCCCGGAAATGCGCAGCGTCTGACAAGCGAGCGCGGCGCGCCGGTGCGCAGACGGTGAAAGCCCGTCCTGCCTACGGGGGCCGGAATACCGGCCCCCAGACGAAAGGATGAACGCAATGAAACAGGAATTAATTAAGCTGACCTGCCCGCAGTGCGGGAAGGAATTTTACCGGACGCCGAGCTATCTGCGGCAGTACAGAACATACAAGCCGTGCTGCTCACCGAAATGCAGGAACGCAAACATCAAAGCAGTGCGGGCCGAAGGACACATACAATGCGGAGAGCGCATGCGCGCCGAAAACGGCGAGCTCCGCCTGCCGCACAGCCGGGTAAACATCCGCATCACAAAGCCGGTAGAAATCTACCCGGAGCTGAGCCCGGCCGTCGGGCGGATCTACCCGGCGGAAAGATACAGCCCGCCAACAAGCACGAAGCGGCACGGCTATGTGATCCAGTCCGGCGGCAAACGCATCAATATCCGCGCCGATGAGTGCGTGGAAGTGTGAAAGGAGCATTAAAATGGCAGAAATCATGGGAACTTTTGCGCACGACCTCGACAATTTTGTCGCGTACTACGAAAAGCTGAATTGGGATACCAGCTTCCGGGGCGAGGCATACCCGCCGCGCATCGTCATGGAGCAGTCCACGCCGCCGCTTTTCATAGTGGAGGACGGCCAAAAGAAACTGGTGCCAAATCCGACGATTCAGATTATTGGCAGACCGGAGACTGAGGTTGTTACGACCGGCAAACTGCAGATCAGCAAAAAGGATTTCACAAATCTGACCAACCGCGCCGCCGCTCTGCTGGAGCTGTTCCTGCACGGCTTTATGCAAGAGCGCAAGGAAATGGAGGCGGCGCAGGGATGAGCAGAAAAGAAAAACGCCGGGAAGCGCTGCTGCTCGGCAAAAAAAATATGAGTTTTACGGAGATCATGCAGGCAATAGGGGCGTGCAGGGCGGACGACTGCGACAAGTGCCTGCTGAACGGCGGCCCCATCGCAGGATGGTTCCAGGAGGATGTGCCGGACTGCTATACCGTGCTGCTCAAAAATGCCGGGGAGAAGCTGCTGGAATACTACCAAAAGATCCGGGAAAACGATGCGGCGGAAGAAAATCAGAGAAAAACAGAAGAAAATATCAAAAAACGAGGAAGCAAGAGCGAGGGAGTCTTGGACTCGTGCCCAGTTTGCCCGGTATGCAACTATGTCTTCGACGAATTCAGCGTGAGCGACGATGCAAGACGGCACATCTTTCCATTTGGCGCAGAAGACACCCTTGACTTTGGACTCGAAGAACGAATCGTCAGACCACAAAAATGCCCGCAATGCGGCATGAAAATCGCTGGGATTAGGTGGACGGAGCCCAAGTTTGTTGGGAACCGCAAGGAATTCTCGTTCAGCCGTCCGCCGGAAGACGTGGAGGAAAAAAGAAAATGATTTTGCTGGAATGCACAGTCGGACTACGTGACGGCGATCGGAAAAAGCTTCAGGAGCAGCTTGCGGCGGAGATCGGGCAGCCAGTCGTTCTTCTGCCGAGCAGCGTATCGCGGGCGAAGGAGCGGAATATCCTGTTCCTTTGCGACAGAAAGGCTTGCGAGAAATGCATCTATCCAACGTGCAGGCATACGCCGGAGCTGGAACACGCCAGAAATTTCGCGCCTGCTGGGTTTACGAAGCGCACGGACGGCGTGTGGGTAGAGCAGGAGGGCGCAACGATGGAAGTGAAGATCGACCAGGACAAACTTGAAAAGAGGCTGGTTGAAGAAATGAGGGAGGTGATGGGACTTGAAACAGAAAAACGCAGTCCGCATGGTCTGGCGCTGGGATGATATCTTCAACGTCTACCGCTGCCCGGCCTGCGGCAGGCCGCAGAAGACGCACGTCGAAGTCTGGAAAAAGGGCGGCGTGAGGGAGAGCCTGCCGAGCCGCTGCCAATACTGCCAAGCGACTATGGAAGGAATAGAAGGAGTAGAAAATGATCATTGAGATTTTGGAGCTTGCTGCCGCGCTGGAGTGGATCGCGCTGGGCGTGCTGGTATTTTTCAAGCTGCGCAGCCTGAAGCGTCAAGCGGAAGTAACGCTTGAGGCGCTGGACGCAGCTGCTTGGAAAGCCATCATGCAGGAAGAAGATGTATTCCGCAAGAACACCCCGAACGAAATCAGGGCGGCATTCGGCTTTCCACCGATAACGCCAACAGAGAACGCAGAAAAGGAAATGTGCGAGAAAACTGATCGTTGAAATTGTGGCCGGAATCTCCGGCCACGCTTTGAGCGGGCAGATGGACCTGTAGGGGCGGACGGCTCTGTCCGCCCGGGAGAAAGAGGTGTGGATGATGGCAAAGAGACACAAGCGCCGCCTGTTTACAGGGGCGGTATGTACGCAGATCGTTTATACCGTGTCCGATGGCGCGGATCCGAAGACCAGCCGGCCAAAGAAGCCGCGGTTCCAGTCGCAGGAAGAACGCGAGGAATTCAACAGTAAGCAATCGCTGGATCGGCTCGTTGCGCTGATGAACGCCAATTTCTCGCCCACAAGCCTGTATTCCACCCTGACATTGGATACAGAAAACGAGGTACATACCGCAGAGGAAATGCGCAGAGTGCGCGACAACCTTGTGCGCCGCATGCAGTATCACTATCCGGAGGCCAAAATCGTTGCTTTCTACGGAAGAGGAAAAACAACCAATCGCTTCCATTTGCACCTGGTAACAGAGGGAATCCCGGAAGAAGCTATCGGCGGGCTTTGGGGGCTCGGCAGCGTGATCGAGGTTCGGCACCTGCGAAAGCACAACTATTATATAGATGAGCAGGGAAATAAGGTCGACCACGGCCAGGACTACACAGCACTTGCCAGTTACCTGCATGCGCACTGGAGAAAAGAATTCGGCGGCCACCGGTACAAGGCGACGCGAAATTGTATCCGCCCCGAGCCGGAACCTGCGACCGAGGCCGTGCGCGAGTACAGCCCAAAGCATCCGCCCGTCGCCCCGCGCGGCTATATCCTCGTCGAGGCTCGGACGACAAAGTACGGGTATCAATATTATAAGTATGTAGTCGATCCGAGATCAGAGCACAAGCGGAACGGGAGCCGCTTAAATTAAGCCTTGTATATGCGTAAGGTTTTAGCACGAAGCAGGAAGGAAGTGGGAAAGTGTCAAAGCCGAGATACTGGTGGTACTGGAACGTCTGCCGCACCATCGGCGAATTCCCGAAACTGGACAGACAGGTTCGGGACATGAGCCGCCAGAAGATCACGCCGGGATATTCTGCACAGCCGGGCGGACATTCCTCCGGGCGCGCCGTCGAGGATATCGCTGTGCGCGTTTTATCTTCGCGGGAGTACGAGGACTATGCTGCCGTGCAAGCCGCGATCAATACCGCACAGACATGGCGGGACGGAGCCGATGTGCTGGAGATCGTGCGCCTGCACGCATGGATCTGGCCGAGGGAAAGCCTGGAATCCGCCGCGCGCCGGGTGCATGTCAGCCAGTCGACAGCCAAGCGCATGTACAGCCGTTTCGTATACGAAGCGGCGCGGGAGCTTGGCTACCGCAAAAGTTGAGCTAACAGAGCCTAAAATCTGTGCTACAGTGATAGCGTGAAGAATTGGAGGAAACAGGATGCAGCCATGGGCCGCACGCTTTTACGCGTCCGGGCGCTGGAAGAAATGCCGCGCCGGGTATATCAAGTTCCGCCGGACCATCGACGGCGGGCTCTGCGAAGAGTGCAGGGACAAGCCGGGCTACATCGTCCACCACAAGCGGGCGCTGACACCGGACAACATCACCGACCCGGACATCAGCCTGTCCTACTCCAACCTCGAGTTCGTCTGCAAGGACTGCCACGATCAGTTTGACGGGCACGGTGTCGCAAAATCTCTGACGCAAAAAATTTTCTTCGACGCCGCCGGCGACCCGATCCCCCCCGTCGCGCGAGGCCGGGGCGCCGGCTGAATCACCGCACGCCCTACCTCGGAAGAATACGCAGCCCGTTCACGAGGCCCCCCTACAAAAGCGCGGCGATAAGTAATCTACGCGCACGCGCGGACAGACGGCAAAAATCACGCGAAAAGGAGGCGGTTTTTGTGGCGAACAGGCAGGAAAAGACAAAGGAACAGCGTATCCGCGCCGAGAAGACCAGACTCCGGAGGATCTACAAGCTTCTGCCGAAGGAAGCGGCCGGGACTGTCGCGGGACTCATCGATCAGGCAGCCTTTATGCGCATCGAGTGCGAGGATATGGCGGACGACCTGCGGGAAAACGGCTGGACGGAGAAATTCCAGCAGTCGGAGCGACTGGAGCCATATGACCGCGCCCGGCCCATCGGGCAGGCATACAACTCGACAAACGCGAACTACCAGAAGATCATCAAGCAGCTCACGGCGCTCCTGCCGAAGCCGGACACCGCGCAGAAGCAGGAGGACGACGGCTTTGCAAGCTTTGTCCGGGAGCGTGACGAGGAATGAAACTCACGCGCTACCAGGCGACCTACAACCCCATCCTCGAATACTGGCAGGCTATCCAGGACGGCCGCGAGGTCGTCAGCCTGAAAGTCCAGAAGACCTACCGGCACGTTGTAGAGCAGCTGGAAAACACAGATTCCGAGTTTTACTACTCGCCGCGCCGCGCCAACCACGTCCTCGAATTTTTTGAAAACTACTGCCACCACTCCAAGGGCAAGGCGGGCGGCCAGCTCGTCCGGCTGGAGCTATGGGAAAAAGCGCTGCTGGCGACTGTCTTCGGGTTTATCGACATTGAAGGAAACCGGCAGTACCGCGAAGCGATCCTCATTGTCGGAAAGAAAAACGGCAAGTCGCTGCTGGCCTCAGGCGTCGGCCTGTATTTGCAGCTGGCGGACGGCGAGGCTGGCCCAGAGGTTTACGCCGTGGCCACCAAGCGAGACCAGGCGAAGATCATCTGGCAGGAAGCAAAGCGCATGGTGCAGAAATCACCGGCGCTGCGCAAACGGACGCGCTGTCTGGTCGGCGAGGTGGACAGCGATTATAACGACGGCGTATTCAAGCCGCTGTCCTCGGACAGCGACACGCTCGACGGCCTGAATATCCACGGGGCCATGATGGACGAGATCCATCAGTGGAAAAACGGCAGACCGCTGTACGACATCATTGCCGACGGCGATCAAGCCCGCGCACAGCCGCTGCGATTCATCACATCCACAGCCGGCACCATTCGAGAAGACATCTACGACGAAAAATACGAAGAGGCCGAGCGCATCATAAACGGCTACGAAGATCCGGACGGGTACCACGACCCGCGCCGGATCGCGTTTATTTATGAGCTCGATAAGCGCAGCGAGTGGACAGACCCGGACTGCTGGAAAAAGGCAAATCCGGGGCTCGGGACGATCAAGTCCTACACGGCCCTCAAAGAGCGGGTAGAGCGGGCGGAGAAAAACCCGGCCCTCGTCCGAAACCTCGTCTGCAAGGATTTCAACATCCGCGAAACGTCCTCCGAAGCCTGGCTCAATTTTGAGCAGCTGGACAATCGTGACACCTTCCAGCTCGACAAGGAAAACCGCCGCCTGATCTGGCAGCACCACATGGCGGACGGCAAGACGCAGGAGCGCGTGCTTTCCTACCCGCGATACGGCATCGGCGGCGCGGACCTCTCAAAGACCACTGACCTGACGGCGGCGAAGGTGCTGTTTCAGGTGCCGGAGCTGCCGAAGATCCTGTTTGTGCTGCAGATGTACTGGCTGCCGCAGGAGCTTTTGGAAAAGCGCGTCACGGAAGATAAGATCCCATACGACAAGTGGCATGAGCGCGGGCTGCTCAGATTATCAGAGGGAAACAAGATCCGCTATGAGGACGTCAAAGCATGGTTTGTCGAGGTGCAGGAAGATCTCGATATTTTTCTGCCGTTTTTCGGCTACGACGCATGGTCTGCGTCTTACTGGGTAGACAGCATGGCGGACTATTTCGGGAAAGAGGCCATGATCGCCGTGCATCAGGGGGTCAAGACCCTGTCCGAGCCAATGAAGCGATGCGGGAACGACCTCGAATCCAAGCGCATTATTTACAACAACCACCCGATCGACAAGTGGAACCTCGCAAACACCGCCTACGACGAGGACAAAAACGGCAACATCCAGCCGCACAAAACGAGCAAGTCCACGCGCCGCATTGACGGAACGGCGGCCCTGCTCGATGCCTACACGATCTACGATCAGAAGCAGGCAGAATACACCAGTATGCTCTAGGAGTGAGACAATGGGATTTTTTAAAAACCTCCTGACGAATATCACGACGACCAAGCGCGTTTCGACCGTGCAGATGGTGCAGGAGCGCGGAAACGGCTTTTATAGCTATAACGGAAAGATGTACCAGTCCGACATCGTCCGCGCCTGTATCCGCCCGAAGATCAAGGCCATCGGAAAGCTGACGGCCAAGCATATCCGGGAAACAGTCACGGCCTCGGCGCGGAAGATCGCCGTCAATCCGGAGCCGTATATCCGGTTCCTGCTCGAGGAACCGAATCAGTACATGACAGGCCAGCTGCTGCAGGAGAAGCTGGCCGCGCAGCTGGTCCTCAACAACAACGCGTTTGCCGTGATCCTGCGGGATGAAAACGGCCTGCCAAACGCCATTTTTCCAGTCGCGGCCATGCAGGCAGACGCTGTCTATGACGCGGGCGGAAATTTGTATCTGAAATTTTACATGCAGAACGGCAGCGTCCTGACGTTTGCCTATGACGATATCATCCACCTGCGCGGGGACTTTTACGAGAATGATATCTTCGGCGACCCCATTGCTCCGGCCATTGTGCCGCTGATGGAGATCGTCACCACGACGGATCAGGGCATCGTCAAGGCCATCCGGAATAGCGCCGTCATCCGCTGGCTTTTGATGTTCGCAGCCTCCATGCGCGCGGAGGATATCAAGAAGCGCGCGCAGGACTTTGCCGACAGCTTCCTCAATGTTTCCAACGGCACGGGCGTCGCGGCCGTAGACGCAAAGGCAGAGGCGAAGCAGATTGACCCGAAGGATTACGTCCCGAACGCCGCCCAGATGGACAAAACCACGCAGCGCATTTATGCCCTGTTTAACACCAACCCGCATATCGTCACGTCCATTGCGACGGAGGACGAACAGAGCGCGTATTTTGACGCCGAGATCGAGCCGGTGCTGAAGCAGCTCAGCGGCGAGTACACCCGCAAGCTATTCTCCCGGCGCGAGCGCGGCTGCGGGAATCGCATCGTATTCGAGGCCTCCGCGTGGGACTTCGCGTCGACATCGACAAAGCTCAATCTCTTGCAGCTGGTCGACCGAGGCGCGCTGACGCCGAATGAATGGCGGCGTGCGTTCAATCTTGCACCGGTAGACGGCGGAGACAAGCCGATCCGCAGGCTGGACACGCAGCCGGTCGACCGAAATACCACCCAGAAAGGAGATGAAACCACATGAAGATCAGCATTCGCGGGCCCATCGTATCCAGCAATCAGCACCGCTTCTATCAGTTTTACGGAATGGAGGCGACGAGCCCGAGATCCGTAGCGGACGCGCTTGCCAAGGGAAACGGCGAGCGGGCCGAAGTCGAGATCAATTCCGGCGGCGGCGAGATCTTCGCCGCAAGCGAGATCTACACCGCCCTGCGCAGCTACGCAGGCGGCGTCCACATCCGCATCGTCGGCCTCGCAGCCTCGGCCGCGTCCATCATCGCCATGGCGGGAGAGTCGGAAATGACACCGACCGGCATGATGATGATCCACAACGTCCAGACAGAGGCCAGCGGCGATTACCGCCAGATGGAGCACACCGCAGGGACGCTGCGCGACGCCAACCACGCCATTATCTCGGCCTACGTCACCAAGACAGGCAGGCCGGAGGCGGAGATCGCCGCCATGATGGACGCAGAAACATGGATCACAGCGGAGCGGGCCGTAGAACTCGGACTCGTTGACCGCGTGATGCAGCCGAACACCGGCCAGAAGCCGCTGGCAGCGGATTTTTATTCCGGCATGCTCAGCGAAGACGCGCTCCGGCGCGCGGAAAACTTTTTAAAAGGTCAGGCCGCAGAGCCTGATTTTTTTATGCCCGAACGGGCGCAGGCAGAAGCAAAACTGAAATTTTTAAAACTCAAAGGAGAATTGAAATGACAAAGGAATTTTACAACATCCAGCGCCAGAAGCTCATGGACGACGCCCAGAAGCTGCTGGACGAAGGCAAGACCGCAGAGGCGCAGGCCAAGATGAAGGAAGTCGAGGCCCTCGACGCCAAGTTTGAGGAGGAAGCCAAGATCCAGGCGAACCTCAACGCACTTGCGGGTCAGAAGGTTGCGGCACCGGCTGCGGCCGCGCAGTCCGTCGACCTGTCCGGCGGCGCCAAGACCCCGGACGTGCTCGACCGGTACGACACCGATGAGTACAAGCGGGCCTTTATGAACTATGTCCTGACCGGCAAGAAGATCCCAGCAGAGCTGACCAACGTGGACGCCAACACCAAGACCTCCGACGTCGGCAGCGTCATCCCGACCACGACCATCCAGAAGATCTACGAGAAGATGGAAGCCATCGGCATGATCCTGCCGCGCGTAACACACACGTCCTACGCGGGCGGCGTCCAGGTCCCGACCAGCTCGGCCAAGCCGACGGCCTCCTGGGTCGCCGAGGGCGAGGGCTCTGACAAGCAGAAGACTTCGACCGGCAAGATCGTCTTTGCGTACCACAAGCTGCGCTGCGCGATCTCCATGTCGCTGGAAGTTTCCATCATGGCATACCCGATGTTCGAGGCACAGTTTGTCCGGAACGTCGCAAATGCGATGGTAAAGGCGAAGGAGCAGGCCATCATCAACGGCACCGGTTCCGGCCAGCCGAAGGGGATCCTTGCGGAGACCGCCCCGACCGGCCAGAACATCGACATTGCCGCCGCGACAACTGCTCTGACCTACAAGGATCTGTGCAAGGCCGAAGCTGCGCTGCCGCAGGCATATGACGGCGCGGTCTGGTTCATGTCCAAGAAGACCTTCGAGACGCAGATCGTCGGCATGGTAGACAACAACGGCCAGCCCGTTGCGCGCGTCAACTACGGCATCAACGGCAAGCCCGTCAACTACATCCTCGGCCGCGAGGTCATCCTGACCGGCGACTACCTGCCGGCCTTTGCGGAGTCGGTCACGGCCGACACCGTCTTCGCCTTTATGTTCGATCCGGCGTACTACCTCTGGAACGAGAACATGGGCATGACGGTAAAGCGCTACACCGACGAGGACACCGACGACGAGGTCACAAAGGCAATCGAGATCGCCGACGGCGCGTGCGCCGACGTCAACAGCCTCGTCACGCTGACCAAGAAGAAGGCCTGACGGCGCGCGGCCAACAGGGAGGGATAACCATTGGCTTTGATCAACGTTGCAAAAACCGCCCTGCGGCTGACCACAAACGCCCTTGATGACGAGCTCAAAGACGAGATTGACGCCTGCCTCATGCGCCTGCACCTTGCGGGCGCAGAGGGAGCGGACGAAGATCCGCTGGTAAAGGACGCCGTCCGCGCCTACGTCCGCTGGCAGCATGATTTCTGCGGCCGGGGCGAGGAATGGAAGACCTGCTTCGCAGATATCCGCGACGCCATGGGACTCTCGGACGATTACCGGGCAGTCCCGGCCAGCGGCGGAACAGGAGGCGCGTGCTGTGATCTTTGATATGCAAATCACGCTGCGCCTGTTCTCCTACCCCATCGTAAACGGCCAGACGACGGAAAAGCTCGAGCGAGAAACCACCGTCTGGGCTGCCCGCAAGTCCGTAAACCGCGCCGAGTATTATCAGGCCGCGCAAGCCGGCAAGCGCACGGACGCAATTTTCCGCATGCACAGCGCGGAATACGGCGGCGAGCAGCAGCTCGTCTGCGGCTCCGACGTCTTTGACGTCGTCCGCAGCTACGGGCAGGAAACAGAGGAAATCGAGCTGACCTGCAAACGGAGGGACGGCGCATGATGATCTATGAGGCGCTATCAAGCCTGGGCGTTCCGGTCTGCCATCCGCCATACAAGGGCGGGGAAGAAACCTACGTCACCTATCAGCTGCTCGGCCAGTCCGGCCAGATCTACGCCGAGGGCGGAGAGGCCGAGACCGGCGTGCAGTACGCCGTTTCCATCTTCGCAGAGGGCTTTGCCGCCGGGCTTTTAAAGCGCGTAAAAGCCGCGCTGGAGGCCGCTGGCTACATCGTCACCGTAGACATGGAAACCTACGATAAGGAAACAGGACGCACGCAGATCGCGCTCATCGCCGAAACGGAGGGCGCGGAGTATGGCTAACATCTCTATCACCGGCGCCGACGAGCTCATTGCCACGCTCCAAAAAGCGAATGTTTTTGATGAGGACATGCAGCAGGAGCTCCTGTACGCCGCCGGGGATATCATCGTCGAGGAGCTGCAAAATGCCGTCCGGGCGAGCGGGTTCCGCACGGAAGCATACGCCTCCAGCGTGAAATACCGCAAAACCATCAAACGCGACAAAAACGGAGACCCGTATATCACCATCACGGCAGTCGGCAAAAACGAGCACGGAACGCGCAGAGCGACCGTGCTTTTTGTTTTGAATTACGGCCGTGCGAAGGGGTACGGGCAGATCACAGGAACTTATTTTTGGACAAAGGGTGTCCGCAACGCGCAGAAGCGCGTGAACGCGGAACTTGAAAAAATCCTCACACAAAAGCTGAAAGAAAGGGGCTTACTGTAATGCCTAGTTTTGACTTACGCGGCATCCGGGCGGGAAAGTATAAAAACACGTCCGGCACCGTGACCTACACAGAGCCGACCGACGTCGGCGACGCCATGAGCGCGCAGCTGGAACTCAAGTTCGCCGAGGGCCGCCTGTACGCAGAATCCAAGCTTGCCGAGTATATCAAGCTTGCCACCGGCGGCACGATCTCGCTGGCTGTCAAGTACATCAAAAGGGCCGCACAGGCCATGCTCTACGGCTGCACATCCGATACGAGCAAGGAAAATCTGAAATTCTCGGCCAAGGACATCGCAAACTATGTCGGCGTCGGCTTTTACGCGCCGGACAAGATCGACGGCGTGACCAAATACACCTGCGTCTGGGTGCCGAAAGCGCTGTTCGGCCCGCCCTCACTGAGCTACCAGACCAAGGGCGAGAACATCCAGTTCAACACGCCAACCACGACCGGCGAATTCCTCGCGGACGACTCCGCCGACGAGCTGCTGCTCGAAACTGAAACCGTAGACACCGCGGCGGAGGCCGTTGCCTGGATCAAGGGAAAGCTGGGTGAAACTTAATGGAAACGACCAAGTTTGACTTTGTAGACTACGAATTCGAGGGCAGGACCTACCGGCTCGTCTGCAACATGAATGTCGCAGCGTATGTGCAGGATGAATACGACGGCAATCTTCTGCAGGCGCTTGACCGGATCCATGGAATCAAAAGCACGCTGGCCTTTCTGGCCGGCATGCTGACAGACGCCGCCGACACGCAGGGGATCAAGGACGAAAACGGGCTGCCGCTAATATTTACCAGGAAGCAGCTGGGCCGGAAGCTCACGCTTTCGCAGACGATCGAAGCCGGAAAACTGATCTATCCGCTGGTCTGGGCGGAGGTAGTCGAGAAAAATCAGGCCGGAAAAGAGCAGAAGGAAGACGAAAAAAACTGACACCGCCGGGGAAACCGAAGCAGCTGGGCTTTGATTTCCCCGGCTTCCTCGCAATCTGGCTCTTCCGGCTGCATCTGCCGGAGCGGGATTTCTGGAAAACCATGTCCCCGCGCCGCATAACGCTCCTGCTTGACGCGCTTGCGCCGCAAAAGCAGCCGGAGCAGCAGGAACAGCCGCAGAGCCTGTCGGCCTATCTGAACGGAGGCACCTAACATGCCGAACATCAATACAAAATTTACGCTTTCGGGCGAAAAAGAATACAAGCAGGCCATTTCCGAGATCGGCAGCGGCATGAAGGTGCTGGACTCGGAAATGCGCAAGGTATCCTCTGCCTACGCGCAGAACGCGGACAGCGTAGAGGCCCTAAACGCCAAGAATGACGTCTTAGAGCGCAAGATTTCCACGCAGGTGGAGAAGATTGAGTATCTCAAGGCTGCGCTCCAGCAGTCCGCCGAAAAATACGGCGAGGCAGACAAGCGCACCATGCAGTGGCAGACCAGCCTCAACAACGCCGAGGCTGAGCTGAACAATCTCAACAACCAGTTTGACGAGAACAAGCAGAAGATCGCGGACTCCGGCAAGGAGATGGGCAACCTCGGCGACGTGGTAAACGGCCTGACGTCCAAGCTTGGAATCCAGCTGCCGGACAGCATGAAATCATCCATGAACGCCATGGGCAGCCTCGATGCACAGTCGCTGGCGCTGGCTGGCGGCTTTGCTGCCGTCGCGGCGGCGATTGTCAAGGCAGAAAAAGCCATGATCTCCATGACGAAGGAGTCCGCCGCCTTTGCCGACAACATCATCACGCTATCCATGCAGACCGGCCAGTCGACACAGCAGCTGCAGGAGTTTGCCTATGCGTCCGAGCTGATCGACGTATCCGTAGACACCCTGCAGGGAAGCCTGACAAAGCTGACCAACAACATGCAGGACACGATGAACGGCACGGGCAATGCGAAGGCATCCTTTGAGGCACTGGGCGTCTCCGTGACCAATGCCGACGGCAGTATGCGCAGCGCGAACGATGTTTTCTATGAAACGATTGACGCGCTCGGGCAGGTAAAAAACGAAACCGAGCGGGACGCAATGTCCATGGACATTTTTGGCCGTTCGGCGCAGGATTTGAATCCGCTGATCATTCAGGGCTCGCAGACACTCAAGGCCTACGCAGACGAGGCGCACAACGTCGGGTATGTGCTCGACGACGAGGCGCTTTCTGCACTCGGCGCGGTAGACGACGCATACCAGCGCCTGCAGAACACGCAGGAGGGCGTGAAAAACCAGCTGTCCGCCGAATTCGCCCCGTACCTCGAAGAATTCTACGGCGACGTGACCACCATGGTAAAGGACGGCGGCAAGGCGCTCAAGGACTCCGGCATTGTCGACGCGTTCGGTATGCTGCTGGAGACCGTCGGCGATATCCTGAACCCCATGTCCGACTTATCCAACAACCGCGTCCCGGCGCTGACCAAAGCGCTGCAGCCCCTCGCAAAAGTCATGGCGCTCATGGCCGACGCGGCGGAGCTTTTAAAAGGCGTTATCAACTTTAGCACCGGCCACATCAGCGAGGGCTGGGGACAGATGACGCACGCGCTCGGCTTTGGCTATTCCAGCGGCAACGGCAACAACTACCAAAATCTGCTCGATAGCTACACAGAGCAGCAGTGGGGGCAGAGCGCGGCAGATCTCGCCAAAGCCTACGAGGATGCAGTTGCCCGCGGCGACCCGTCCACCATCGGCATCACAGAGGACGAATGGGTTCGCCGCTATCTGGGCGGCAACGCCGCCGGAACGGACAACTGGCGAGGCGGATGGACGCGGGTGAACGAAAACGGTCTCGAGCGGATCTTCCTGCCGTCCGGATCGCGCATCCAGACGGCCAGCGAGACGCGCTACACCTCCGGCGATACCTACAACACCACCGTCTACGTTGATCATGTGGACGACCTCGACACCATCCTCCGCATCGCCAAAAACGCACGCATCACAGCCAGAATGGGGGCGAAGTAAATGGCAACCTTTACAGTACCGGCGAGTGGGTCAACGGCAGTTGCAAAGAACCACCCGAATACAAACTACTCAAATCTTGCACAGTACAAGTTGTTTGTGGAACCGTTTACGGGGGAAGCAGGAAACGTCAAGCAAGGGGATAACATATATATCAAATTCCCTGTGCCGGGAGATGCGTATAAATTTAAACGCGTAACAAAGGTGACGCTTACAATATACGCACAGCCGACAAAAGAAAGCGAGACTGGGTATAAACAAATTTGGGCATATGTGAACGGGCTGGCAAGCCCACTCGATGTGAGCACAGTAACATATGTGACTAGGCCGAGCGTTTACAGACAGAGCATTTCGCAGCACGCCGATGGATATTGGTCTACGCTGAACGAGATTATACAGCTAAGTGCAGATTATACGCCATACAGTGAAGAACGCAAAACAGAATTAAAAAGCGGCATAAAGAATGGATTTGTTTTTGCGTTCAGAGGAGCGCCGTCTGGAACAAGCGAAGCAATTTTTTATGGGGAAAAATCAACGCGAAAGCCGTTCCTGACATGCGAGTACTCAAACGACAATGTCGGAATAAAAGCAGACAATTTTTCCCCATCGTCAGGAGCGTTCGTAAACAGGTTTCAAAAAAACACATTTACATGGGACGCCGAGGATGACACAGATCTCACGCAGGTTTGCTTCGCAGAGGTGAAACAAACCTCCGCTGTTTTTGAGTGGCGCGTAAAAAACGCAAGCACATCAAAAACGATAAGCGTGTCTGGCGCGACGACCGCTTGCACGGTCCCGGCAAACACATTCCCGTCCGGGACGCTCGAATGGCGCGTAAAGGTGACGGCAAACAGCGGCACGACAACGACGTCCGCATGGCAGGAGATCACGACAACAGACGTTACCCCGACGGCCAAGCCCGTCTCCCCTTCCGGCATCGTCATCGACGCGACAATCGTCAACCGCTTTTCGTGGAAGCACATCATTTCCACCGGCACGCCGCAGAGTAAAGCGGATCTGCAGTGGTCCGCCGACGGTACGACGTGGAACACCCTTGCGACCGTCACGGGAGAAAACCAGTATTACGACGTTCCGGCGAACAAATTCACAAGCGGAACAAAATACTGGCGCGTGCGCACCTACAACACAGACGGCACGCCGTCAAACTGGAGCGACAAGGCAGAGTTTATCGCCATCAACGCCCCATCGGCCCCGTCCATCGTCATCCAGTCCACCGGCCCGCGCCCGCGCATCACCTGGCAGACCTCTGAGCAGGAGGCCTATCAGCTGACGCTCTCGAGCGGCTACGCCTCCGGCACGGTCTACGGCACGGAGAAGGCATGGCGCTCGCCGGTCTACCTCGCCGACGGCAGATACACCATTCGCGTGCGCGTGCAGAACAAGTACGGCATGTGGTCCGAGTGGAGCACAGCCGCGCTCCCCGTTTCGCACACCGAGGGCGAGGCGATCACACTGTCGGTCGACGCGGCCCACGAGGCCGCGCTCACATGGCAGACCGCAGGCAGCTATGATTTTTATCTGATCGAGCGGGACGGCGTCGCCATTGGCCGCACCGTCCAAAAGCAGTACGTCGACCACACCAGCATCGGCTCCGTCACCTACCGCGTCCGCGGCTGCTACGACGAAAGCGATAACTACGGCGTGTCCAATTCCGACACTGTCGAAGTGCTGCCCGAGACCAACATGATCTGCGACCTCGAGACCGGCGTCTGGCTCGAGATGCGCCTGTCCGAAACGCAGCTGCGCACCAACCGCACCAGTTTCTCGGCCGGCGTCTCGACCGTCCATCTGGCGGGCCTTGCCTACCCAGTCGAGGAGCGCAGCGAGCAGCGCGACCGCGCCCTATCCGTCGCCTGCGCCTGGCCGCACGCGCAGCGGGCCGCCGCCCTTGCGCTTGAGGCCCTTGTAGGCCGCCTCGTCTGCCTCAAGGACCGCTACGGCAACATGGCCATCGGCTCGCTCCCGTCGCTCGAGAGCAGCTGCGACGAGTTCATGCGCCGCTATTCCTTCACCATCTCGCACACGAACCGGAAGGAGGCGATCACACTTGACCCGTGACGTCCGCTTCCGCATCGACGTGCTCCGGAACGGCGCGCCCATCACGCAGTTGCAATGGGACACAGGCAGCCCGCCGCAGATCATGAGCGACCGCGCCGCGAACATCCACGGCACGCTCAAGGGCAGCTTTCTTCCCAATGCCGTAGCGGCGTGGGAATCGGACGAGCTGCGGCCATGGATCATCGTAAACGGGACGGAGCACTCTCTCGGCATCTATCAGGCTGCGACCGTCAGCCAAAAAGGAAGCGCGGGCAGCACGCGCGTAGAGATCGAAGCCTACGACCGCTGCTGGCGCGTGTATACGCAAAAAACCGAGACGATCCTGCATCTTGCCGCTGGCTCGTCGTACATCACCGAGATCCGCAAGCTGCTGACAGCCTGCGGCATCTCGCTCGTGATCGCAACGCCGAACGCCGCTGTGCTGGCGACAGACCGCGAAGACTGGCCAATCGGCACAAGCTACCTGACGATCATCAACACGCTGCTCTCGGAGATCAACTATGAAAGCCTCTGGTTTGACGCGGACGGCGTGTGCAGGCTCGAACCGTATCAGGAGCCGTCCGCCGCCATCATCGACTGGCGCTACGGCGTGACGGACCTGTTTCTACCGGAGAAACATCCGGGGCCGGACTGGTCGGACGAAACGGACATTTTTGACGCGCCGAACGTCTTCGTCGTGACCTGCAACAACCCGGACATGGACGCGGCCATGGTAGCGACGGCCGTCAACGACAATCCGGCCTCCAAGAAATCCACCTTTAAGCGAGGAATGCGCATAACCTCCGTCGAGCGGGTAGACAATATCGCCTCGCAGGACGAATTGCAGGCCTACGCCGACAAGCGCCGCAACGAGTCGCTGCTTGCTACGCGCGCCATTACATTTTACACGCTCAATGAGCCGGGGCACGGCGTCGGCGATATCCTGGCCCTGACGCACGACAAAATCGGCGGCATTTACCTTGAAACCGGCTGGTCGGTCACGATGCAGGCCGGAAGCCTCATGACACACTCTGCAAAAAGGACGGTGATCGCCTGATGGAGGGCATCAACAGCTTATTTGTATCATCGATCAGCATGCCGGACGAAAATCTGCCGGAAAACTTTCTGGCGACCGTCGGCGCGGTCTACGAAGACGGCCTGTCCCTCATTTTGGAGGGGCAGACCGAAGCCACGACGAAGCATTACAAGTGCAACACGTCGGCCACCTTCGCCGCGGGCGACCGCGTCAAGGTCGCGCGGATCTCCGGCAGCTATATCGTCGAGTACGTTGTCGGGCCGCCGGGAAGCGGCGGGAGCGGAGGAGAGAGCGCTCCGCCAGACAGAATCAAAAAAGATAGTTACGGCATGTACGTCAAAAGCAATTTCTTGCTGCCACTTTACGGGAATGAAAGCATCGGCGCGACAAATGTGCCGTTTTACGGGGTGGCTGCAAATAGGGTTTGGCTGTGCTATAACGCAAGCAAATACGCAGCATTAAGGTGCAACAGCGACGGGAAACTGCTTGTGAACGGCACTGTGATTGCATAGGAGGCGAAATAACATGATCCAGATCCACATCACCAAAGCCTCCGCGCATCTGTGCTCGCCGCCGGAGCTTCTGACGGCGGGCATGGCAAAGGCCGTCAGCATCGAATTCGCGTTTTCATCCGACTGGGACGGGCTGACGAAGACCGCCGTCTTTACAAACGGCAGGGCCACCATCGACGTACTCCCGGCCAAATGGGATGGCGATACCGTGACCGTCCCGCCAGAGATTCTCGCCGTGGCGGGGCGCTATGCCCGCGTCGGCGTGTACGGCACGAACGCCTCCGGCGTCGTGCTGCCGACCGTCTGGGTATCGCTCGGCAAGGTGCAGCCTGCGGCGGAGCCGTCCGGCGATCCTTCGGCGGATCCAACACTCCCCGTCTGGGCGCAGCTGCAAGAGCAGATCGGCAACCTCGCCGACCTCGAGACCTACAGCAAGGACAACCTCGTCGCCGCCATCAACGAAGCCCGCCAGTCGGGCGGCGGAGGCGGGGGCGGGGGGATATCATCCGCGCAGATCGACGAGATCCGCGTGCTGACAAAATCGGACTATGACGCGCTGGACGAAAAGGACGCGCGGACGCTGTATCTGGTGGAGGGCTGACATGCTGGCACTTGGAATCAAACGCATTCTGGCGCTGTTCATCGGCTCCATGGGCATTAAGTCCGCCCATCTGGGCGAGAAAACCATTTATGAAAGGCCGGGCGGCTTTTTGTACATTGAACTCAAAAGTGAAGAAAGGGGTTAAATCCGAATGGCAAGCTTTTTTAATTTAACACTCGATACGCTGGCACCTGCCGGTCTATCGATCATCCTGAACGACGGCGCGCAGTACGCGACCAGCGCGACCGTCACCGCGAAGATCTCAGTCACCGACGCCGCGACGACCGGCTACCAGATGAAGATCTGGGGCACAAAGGCGGCGGCAAAGGAAGCAGATGCGTCGTGGGAGACGTTCGCCGCAACAAAATCCATTACGCTCCCGGACGGCGACGGCCTGAAGACGATCTATGTAAAGGTGCGCGACGACGTCGGCAACGAATCGACTGCGGCCAGCGACTCCATCACGCTCAACACCTCGATCCCCGCCGTGACCATCACCGGCCCCGACAAGAGCCGCATTTCCAAGGTAACGGGCTACGACGCAGCTGCATTCTCCTTCGTCTGCGACGTGGACTTCGAGGAATACACCGTCCGCGTCGTCCCGGCGACGAGCAGCCTGCACACGGCGGGCACGCAGATCCCGGCGACGGGCGGCTCCACCAACGTCAGCGGCACGGCGGGCGGCTACAAGAAGAACACCGCCATCAACGTCACCGTCAAGGGCGCGGATCTCGAAGCAGCGTCCTCCGGCGACGGCGTGAAGATCGTGAAGGTCTTCGTCAAAAACGCCGCCGGGACGTGGAGCGCCGCGTAATGGCCGCGCCGGAGCTGACCTTCTCCATCACAGGAAACAAGATCTCGGCGGTATCCGGGTACGACTCCATCACCGTCACCTTCTTGTCGGACATCGCCTACACGGCCTTCGAGTGCCGCGCGACAAAGTCCGGCGAGGATTGGGGCCGCGGGAAGGGCGCTTTGATCGCGTCCTTCTCCCAGACCCCGGCGGGCACGCAGCGCACCTTTGAGGTATACGACGATTTTCTGCTTTCCGGTGATGGGGAATACCGCATTTCGTTGTTCGCGCAGGGCGTGGACGGCAGCTGGAACGACAACTACGGCTTTATCCCGCTGGGAGAGTCGCAGGCGCTGAAGACCGCGGACGGCGAGGATTTTCTGTGTATGAAGGAGTGATCGTATGGCTTACAACAGCCAGTTTACCGGCGCGCAGATCGACGAGGCCATCGGCGACGTGCGCGGAAACAAAGCCGCATGGAGCGGCAAGCAGGACGTGATTTTGGACTCCGGGGCGAAGGTCGGCGACCTTATCAAGGTCAAGGCGGTCGACGCAAGCGGCAAGCCGACGGCGTGGGTGGTGGCCGTGGCGGGCAAGGACTACCTCAAAACCGCCCCTGTCACCTCCGTCAACGGCAAGACCGGAGCTGTCAAGGTTCGCGAAGTGCCGTCTGTCACCGCCGCTGATAATGGAAAATTTCTGCGGGTTGTTTCCGGTGCGTGGGCGGCGGTAGAGATCGCAAACGCGAATGGAGGTAGCTTCTGATGGCAACTGAATATTTAACGAACGATATAGAACTCACGTCAGTTGCCGATGCCATCAGAGAAAAAGGCGGAACATCCGACCCGCTGACTTACCCAGATGGTTTTGCAAGCGCGGTTCGTGCAATTCAAACCGGGATCGTTCCGCAACTGGTCGTAACGGTATCTGCCGGTGCGACGGTCACAGCGACGAACGGCTCCAAAACGATCAGCGGAACATCTGGCAGCACCGGAGTTTGTACGCTTACCGTTCCGGAGATCGGCACATGGAGCGTATCCGCCACGCTCAACGGGCAAACATCTGACACAAAAGCCGTAGCTATCACGGACAGCTACGCGGTGTCTCTTAATTTTGTATATCCGACACTGAATAAAAATACTTGGGAAACAATAAAAAATATATCCGACGCGGGACAGGGCGCGAACTATTGGAGCGTCGGTGACCGAAAGGCTGTAACGCTAAACGGCACGGTTGGACATCTTACACTATCTAATTACACAACATATGCGTTCATTATTGGATTTAACCATAACGTGAGCCTAGAAGGGGAAAACCGTATCCATTTCCAACTTGCAAAGACCGCGCTCTCCGGCGGTACGGACGTGTGTTTCTGCGATAGTTACTATACCTCGCCCGTTTCGACAACCAGCTATTTCTCTATGAACAGTAGTGCAACGAACTCCGGCGGATGGGCGAGCTCGCAAATGCGTACAAATATTTGCGGGACAAGCCTCTCGAGCTATTCCGGAACGATTATCGCAGTCATTCCGGCGGCGCTCCGTGCAGTCCTAAAGTCCGTTACCAAGTACACGGACAATACGGGAAATAATAGCACATCCGCGAGTGCGGTCACGGCGACAAAGGATTACTTTTTCCTCCTCTCGGAGTTTGAGGTTTTCGGGAGCATTTCGAGAGCAAACTCGAACGAGGCGAGTAAGCAAGCGCAGTACGCCTATTATTCCGCTGGAAACAGCAAGGTAAAGTACAAGCACAACGGAACGAGCGCCGCCGCTCGTTGGTGGCTCCGTTCTCCGCTTGCGAGCAGCTCCGACGGTTTCGAGAATGTGAACACCAACGGGACAGTCGAAGACCGCACCGCGCGCGCTTCCTTCGGCTTCGCGCCCGGCTTTTGCGTATGAGGGAGAAGCGCATGGAATATATCGTGTATAAGCGGTTCCGTGGGAATGGCATCGATGGAGCATTTAATCTCCGGTACGGAACTGTTGTATCGGAGATTGAAGGGTTCCTGTTTGCAGCGGACGGCAGGCGGATATGCGCTACGACATCTGAAAACGGATGGACGCATTTTAGACAGAATACACCAGAAGGCGCGATGCGGCAGGAAATGCTTGAGCGCCTTTATCGCTGGTATGAAAAAAACGGCTGCGGCGAAGACTTTACGGATGATAAATGGCCGGGGCAGGAAAACGGGTACTGGAAAAATCGGTTGAGAACCGCAAGTACAGAGCGATTGGAGAAAATCTATCAAGAGAAATTTGGAGGGACGCCATGTATGCAGTAAAACAGGACGGTGCGTTTGCCGGGTATGCGGACAGTATTGTGCCCATTCGACTACACGGCAACGGTTGTTATGTCCCGTGCAAGGAAGATCAGGCAGAAGGATTTTGCGCGAAGATGGCTGTGACTATTATGGATGAAGAAGGAACTGAACATCAGGTGCTTTCTGACATGGTGTTTCATCTCACAGACCATACGCTGAAAGGTACTGAGCCAGAAGGCAGCTATGAGGAAATGGGTGCAGCATTGCCGCTGACGGATGCAGAGACCGCCGCGAAGATCCTGCTCGGGGAGGCGGAATAGCATGAGCACCTACACCGAGCGGGCGCGGGCGCTGCGCCCCTATATCGTCAAAAGCGCAGCCAGTCTCACCGACGCCGACGCGAGTCTCGCGCCGGAGCTTTTCACCCGCCTGACCGGCTCTGGCAGCCTCGTCAAAGCCGGCACGCGCATCAACTGGGGCGGCACCATCAAGCGCGCCGCATCCGACCTCTGGGACACGGCCCAGAACACCCCGGACGCCGCCCCGGCCCTCTGGGAGGACATCGCCTACAAACAGGGCTACAGGATCATCCCCGAGACCATCACTGCCGGTCTCGCCTTTGCCAAGGGCGAAAAAGGCTGGTGGCAGACTGAATTGTACGAATCCCTGCTGGACGCCAACGTCTGGACCCCGTCCGTAAACCCGGACGGGTGGAAGAAGATCACGGAAGAAGGTACATAGCCATGGACACCAAGACCATCATCGTTACGCTCGTCTGCGCCGTGCTTGGCTCGTCTGCGTTAACGGCGGTCGTCAACGCCGTCGTCAGCGCGATACAGAAAAAGCGCGGCAAGGCAACATCGCAGGATGAGCATCTCGGCGAGATTGACAAAAAGCTCGGGAAAATGCAGGAGCATCAGAACGAGCAGTATCTGGCGATCCTCCGGCTGACCATCATGTCGGAGGAAATGCCAATGGCCGAGCGTCTGATCGCCGGAGAGAAGTATAAAAAGATGGGCGGGAACGGCGACGTGAAAAAATTCCTGCACCAGCTGGAGGCGCAATGCGGACATAGCAGTGCGCAATAAATTGGGAGGCAGATATGCGGGTAAAAGGCAAGTGGAGCAAGGGCGAAATGGCGCGAACCATTGTTGTGTATCTGATCCAGCTCATCACGACGGTAATTGTCTGGGCCTGCGCTCTGAAAACCGTCGCCGTCCTAATTGCAGTCATCTGCAGCCCGGAGCTCGGCGCGTCGATCGACCTGTCCGACGTGCTCGGCTTTACCGGCTGGGCAACCATCACAGAGCTTGGCCTGCTTGCCTTCAAGCGGGTTTTTGCGAAGAAAAATGAAACAGTCGAATAGCGAAAGGAGTAATTACTTATGGACTACACGCAAATCATCTCGGCAGTGATCGCGCTCATCAGCGCGCTCGTCTCGGCATTTTTGATCCCGTGGCTCAAAACCAAGATCGACGCGGACAAGCTGCAAACGCTCCGCACTTACGTCGAGATCGGCGTCAAGGCGGCGGAGCAGCTGTACACCGCGACGGACGGCGCGGCGAAAAAGGCGTATGTCGTGAACTTCCTCGCCGAGAAGGGCATTCAATTTGATGTGGAAACGATCGATAAGCTGATAGAGGCCACCGTGCTGCAGCTGCACCACGAGTTGTACGGGAGTGAGCGGGCATGAGTATCAAAATTGGGCAGGCCAGTCTTGGAGAAACCGGAGGACGCAACCAGCAGCCCGGCAACCAGAGCGGCCGGGAGCTGAATATCTCCAACTGGTACAATGGCCGCTGGCTCGGCGTCCTGCGCTACAAGAGCCGCAAAAAGGCCGAGCGGGCCGCGCAGACGTGCGAGGCGGCAATTAAAAACAGAAACATCGGATACGACATGGACGACCGGAACACGGCGTATGAGGCCGCCAGAGCCGTCGGATGGGACGTGAGCAAGATCACAAAGCCAGTGGAGACGGACTGCTCCGCGCTCATGATGCTCTGCGCCGTGGCTGCAGGCTGCGCGTCGGTCGAAGCGCTCTACCGCCGGCAGGGCAACAGCTGCACGACATACTGCATGCTGCACGATTGGCCCGCAACGGGAGATTTTGTGCTGCTGACCGGCAGCAAGTATCTGACGACGGACGTCAATCTCCTGCGCGGCGACGTACTGGTAAGCGAGGGCCATACGGTCATGGCACTCGAAGATGGAAAGAACGGAGAGGGGGAAAAAGAAGTGGTCGAAAAGAGCAAGATCATCGTGGACGGTAAAGAAGTCGCCGTTGAGCGCATCCTGAAAGACGGCACGAATTACATCAAAGTGCGCGATCTGGCCGCTGCGCTGGATCTCGAAGTCAGCAACAAGGGCAATATCGCCGTGCTGAAGCACAAGGAAAAGTAAGCCCCCCGCCAGGCGGCGGGCCGAAGGGAGTGACAGCAAATAACTGCGCGGCTGGCTCTGCCGAAGGAGCTGGAACACCTCACGCGCAGCGACTGGGAGCGCGTCACTGACGAGGGACTCTTGGACGTGATCGATCAGCAGATCGTGAGACTTTATATCGTGCGCAGGCTCCCGCAGCTGGACGCGGCCGGTGAAATCGGCATCGACCGCAAAACCATCTCCCGCCGCCTGCCGCACATCTACAATACCGCCCGCCGTCTGGTAGGGAAAACGGACAAAGAGAAAGCGCCATGAGCAACGGCCCATGGCGCTTTTTCCATGCCCGCATGTCCCACAAATGGTACACAAATGTCCCGGAAATGTCCCCCATAAAAACTGGGAAAGCGGCAGAATGAGGATAGGAGCTGGCCAGCTTACTTATTTTTACCGGAGGTATTTTTTTATGGAATACGCAAGCAATGGCAAGGGCAATCTGGGCGTGACGCTCGGTGCAATCGGTACGGGCCTCGGCGTTCTGAACGGCGGTCTCGGGGGCATTCTCGGCGGATTCGGCGCGAATCCTGCTGCGGCTGCGGCTATGGCTGCGGGTAACAGTGACAACCACTATGTCAGCCGGTATGAGGCTGGGCAGTCAGCACGGATCGCAGAGTTGGAGACGGAAGTGAAGCTGCGCGACGCGAACGCTTACACCGACAAGAAAATGCTCGAGTTGTACCAGTACACGGACGGCAGAATGCGTTCGATTGAAGAACAGCTCTGCCAGCAGCGTGTCATCAACGCGCAGACTACGGCAAACCTGTCCTGCATGCAGAACGAGATTGCAACTCTGTCCGGTATGACCAAGACGGTGATCCCCATTGCCAACATCTGCCCGGAACCGATGCAGCGGTATAACAGCTGGACGGCTCCGACCGGCACGGCGACGACCAGCGAGGGCTAAATGCAAGGGGCGGCAATAGCCGCCCCAACTTAAAACGGAGGTATCTGTATGACAGTGACAATAGATCAGGCATTAAATGGCTTAGAGCGATTCGCAAATAGCGAACTGATTCCACGGCTACCGGAAGGTATTGGCGTGGCTGCGGCTATACTTATGCGGATGGCAAAGGACGGCGGGAAAGAGCGGCTGCTTGCAATGAAAGACAATTTCTTTGTGCAGCTGACTGGGGCGCTTGACGAGGAGGGAAACGTCGACATCGATCGTTTATACAAATACGCTCGGGATGAGATCGACGGAAAAAAGATTAAGCTGTTTTCAATCAAAGACAAAGATATGCGGTTTGACGTGACAGACGTAGACAAGCTTTACAAATATATTCAGGAGGTGTGAGCATGAAAGAGTATATGGAGAAACTTTATCACAAGCTGCACGAGGCCATGGAGAAACCTGTGACGCTCGGAAGCGCAGAGGAAGTCGGCCTGTACGCGAAGACGATCAGCAGGCTGGAAAAGCTGGACTGCCGCGCAGACGAGCCGGATGCGGCAGCGTTTGACCGAGAAACGGCCATGCACTGGGCCGAACACATGCAGAACGCCGACGGCTCGACCGGCCCGCACTGGACGATGGAACAGACAACGGCCGTGGCCGAGAGCATGGGCATTCAGGCGCCAGTGGTCCCGCGCTGGGCGTGGGGCGTAACCATGAACATGATGTACTCGGACTACTACCCCGTCGCGGTAGAGTTCGGCCTCAACCGCCCGGAATTCTACGCTGCTCTGGCAAAGGCGTTTCTGCTCGACAAGGACGGCCCCGGCCCGGAGCGAAAGCTGATGGAGTATTATGAGCATATCGCAAAATAAAAAAATACCCTCTCCAATCCGGAGAGGGTATTTTCATCTCTGCACGATCATCCCAATAACACCATTTACAAATATGATGTGTTCGGATAAGTGCATATCTGGTACACCGGACGCGCCGAAATCCGAAACGGAGGGAGGCGCGAGGGCGAGGGAATCAGAGTAGGTGATTTGCGTGGAATCGGTGACATTTAAAAACAACTTAAATGTATCATCATACAAATAAATCGAATTTACAAATAAATCTATAACCTTTTTGCGGTATTCCAGATCGGATCGGTCGCCAGTGCGGAACTGGTTGAGCCATACGACGATGTCCTCTTTTTTGATCTGGACACGGCTGGCGATGCGGAGGGATGCAAGATCGGCCTCCAGCGCCTGCTTTCGGGCCTCGGCAGTTTCAATGCGCTCGTTGATCCTGCGGCGGGCAGCTTCCGCCGTTGCGGAGATCAGCGCATCGACAAGCTGATCGATCTCCTTGTCGGCGTCGCGGATCTGCTTTTCGAGCGGTTTAATGCCGGAAGCGTCGTAGCTCTTTTGATACTCCGCCACAACGCGCTCGGCTGCGCCGTCGATCCAGCTGTCCGTCAGGATGCGCGAGCCGATATAATCCACGATGCTGGCTTCGAGTTCGTCCTTACGCTCATTGCGCTTTTTGCAGGTGTGCTGCTTCTTCCGCGCGGCGCAGGTGTAATAATAATACGTCGCGCCGTGCCTGCCGCGCCCGCACTCCCCTATCATCGGCGCGCCGCACTCGCCGCAGAACAGCTTTCCATGCAGCAGATATTCAACTTTCGCCTTTGCATGGCCGGGGGCCTTGGCATTCGCCTTGAGGCGGTCGCGCACACGCTTTTTCAGATCCTTTGATACGATGGCCGGAAATGCGTCTTCGATCACGATCTCGCCGAGGTAGTCGTACCTGCCGACATACCGCTCGTTTGCAAGGATACGCTTTACCGAGGCTAATGTGAGCGGGTTTCCGCGCTGATTACGGTAGCCCAGCCGTGCGCAGTCGGCAACGATCTGCTTTTGCCCTGCGCCGTCGGCATACTGCTCATGGATAAAGCGGACGATCCGGGCTTCGTCCTCGTTGATCTCGTACTGCTTATTCACGACGCGGTAGCCGAGCGGGGCGAGGCCGCCGAGGCTCAGGCCCTTCTCGGCGTTCTGCCGCATCCCGCGACGGACATTCTGGGCAAGCTGGCGGGAATATTCCTCTGCCATGGCCTCCAGGATCGCCTCCAGCAGCACGCTCTCGCTGCTGTCGCCGACGCCCTCAGTAACGGACAGGACGCGCACGCCGTTCGCGCGCAGTTTCTTTTTGTAGATCGCGCTATCGTACCGGTCGCGGGAAAAGCGATCAAGCTTCCACACGAGCACAAAATCAAAAGCGTGCTTCGCGCTGTCCGAAATCATGCGCTGGAACTCCGGCCGCGTCTCGGCGTATCGCCCGGACAGCGCCCGGTCGCAGTATTCGCCGACAACGCGGTATCCGCGCTGCTGCGCGTATTCGCGGCATTTGGCAAGCTGGCCGTCTATGGATTGGTCATTTTGCCCGGCGGAAGAATACCGGGCGTAGATCACGACGTTGGCAAGATTCAAATTATCCACAAAAGCCTCCAAAGATACCGCTCTGGCTGATCGGGCCGGGGCGGTAATTTTCATGTGCGGATCCAGCCGATCGATGGGATGAGCACGTCGGCCACAAGCGCAAGGGCACACAGCAAAAGAATACCCAAGAGGATGAGCGTCACAAGCCGGTGCATGCGCAGGGACTTCTGCTGCTGGGCAAGCTGCGCACGAAGCGCCGCAGTCTCGGCGAGGAGTTTTTCAGAATCGGAAGGCTCGGCAGGCTCGTCATGCGGGATGCCGAAATACTCATCCATAGAAACGCCCATCTCCCGGCAGATCGGGCCGACCGTGTAAACAGACGGATTTTTGATGTCGCCGCGAAAGAACTGGGATACGGTGCCGACGGAAAGGTCGGTATTTTCGGCTACATCCTGATTTGTTTTGTGCGGAGTGATCGTCTGCTTCTGCTCACGGCACAAATCAGATAATTTTTCCTTCAAAACATGTCATTCCCCCTAAAAAAGCAAGACGTCTGACTGCAAAAAGCAGCTGTCATATCTTTACAAGTCTACCATGGGCAGGCTATCCTATAGTTACAGACGGCTCCCGGTCGCCTGCGCAAGCAAAAAAGCCCGCGCCGTTGTTCGGCCAGCGGCGCGGGCGAATCTCAAAAGCCGAGTGCGTACATCAGGCTCGGAATGACGCGCAGGATCAAGAAGCAGCCGGCACACAGCGCAAGCGCAACAACGATCACGATCTTTCGCACCTTGCGCGGCCCGGCGACGGCCTCCTCGTATTCCTCGGGCGTTAAACCATCCGTATACTCGTCATAGAGCGGGCGGCCTGCATCATCTGGAAATTTGTTATCATAGATTCGGCAAAAATCAACCAGCGTGCCAATGCCCCAAAAGCCGAGCGTAAAGAGCCAAAGAAGCCCCGTCCAGATCTTGCCGACATAAAACCGGTGCGCCCCAAGGCCGCCAAGAAAAATGCAAAGCAGCAGAGCAGTCGAGCGCTTTTTCCGCGCCGGTGCGGCCTGCACCTGCACGCGGGCCTCCGCCTTTGCCTGATCGCGGATATAATTCACGGTGCCGCAGCCGCAGTGCGGGCAGATCAAAGCCTCGTCGTCGATCTCTTTGCCGCATTTGTTACAGTACATAAACCCTCCTATGGATTGCAATCCTTACACGGCGTATACAGAGCCGCAGCCTCGGCGCGGGTGCCGGTGTAGCTGCTGCGGTTTGCATAGTCCATCTGGCGGATGTGGTAGCAGCTGGCCAGATGAAAAACGCCGCTGGATGTATTTACGATAAATGTCTGCACGTTTTCACTCGTCGAGGCGGAGATCTGCGGAGCCTCGGCGGGCAGCGTGCCGGGGATATAGGATACAAATTTACCGATGATCGGTTCCAGCGGCTCTACATCAAGCGGGTCGCCGCCGATGCTGGCATAATACTCCGCCTGCGCTTCGGCCTGCTCCACGTCTGTGTATTCCCCGCTGCCGGAAAACGCCGGGTCTGCGGCAGGAAGCACAGCAGCATCCGCAGCCGCGCGAAGCTCCGCGGGCGAAGCCCTGTAGGAGCGGGCGGCGGAAATAACCTCCGCAAGATTCAAAAGCCCAATCCATCCGGCAACAGCCAGTACGCAGCAGACCAGCACAAGCAATATCCTGCGCCATGCTTGCCTCATGGCAAAACCTCCAATTATTATAAGATAGTTTTGTAAAATCTCATAATTGTAATTTTAGAACAGATGTTCTGTGATAATCGTGCGATGAAAAGGAACATCTTATCTAAATTGTAAATCAAATGGAAGAAAACCTCAACGGCAATAGTAAACAAAAAATAGAAGAGATTTTTGTGGAAGAATGGAGGCACTTATGGAAATGGAACGGAATTTGCTGCTGAAAGAGATCAAGCGCCTGCTGCGGCTGGCCACAGATGCGGATCTGGATCTGATCTGGAGATTCGTGCGGAAGTTGGTCACATAGACGCGGGAATAAAAAAATAGGCCGGGGACGGTTATTCGTCCTCGGCCATTTTTTTTGCGATCTCGGCCAGCAGCTGCCACTCGTCGGCGCTGAGTTTGCTGATGATCGATACAAACCGCTTGCGCGGCGCGTCGTCGGGATCGTGCATCACGACGCCCATGAACTCGGCGATCTCCTGATTCCGCGTCAGCTTCTGCCGCATTTCGCCCTCGCCGGTGCGGAGCCAATGCTCGTCGATGTTAAATTCCCGGCAGATCAGTTTGATAAACGGCTCGTTCGGTGTGGTTTTCTCCCCTTCAAGATTTGTAATCACCCCGCGCGTCGTGCCGAGCCGTTCTGCAAAATCGGTCTGCGACAAGCCTGTGCTCCGGCGGATATCCTTGATCCGATCATTGATCGTCACCGTATCACCTCCCTTGACTATATTATACACGGCTTCGATGTATTGTCAATACAAAAAGAATAAAAATATTTTGCGCAAATGTATTGACAAAACATTTAAAAGGTGGTATTGTGTAGTCACAATACAAAGCGTGACAGTAAAATGTCGCAGCAACGCGAGGTGAGAAAAATGTCCGAGAAGGAAAAGCAGGCCATCGAGAGCTTGAACAAGAGTACCGAAAAGCTGACGCCCGCGCAGATGCAGCGTCTGAGCGATATCGCCTATGGCATGGCGCTGGCGAAGGAAGGCAAGCAGGAGGAGCGGAAGGAGGCGTGAGACCATGATCGCCGTTTTTGGAAAACGGGGGCCGGACGGGAGATTTCTCCCCGGCGAAACTTTTGAATTTAAGCATCCCGGCGAAGAAAACGGCGAACCCGTGATCGACGCCCTTGCCCGCTGGGCGGCGGAACGATACCGCCGGGAACAGGAACAGAAGGAGACGAAGAAGACGTGATAGAGCTGATCGTAGAGGATTATTGCCAAAACTGCCCGCTGTTTGAAGCGACGGTGAAAAAACTGACGGCATACGGGAGCACATGCGAGAGGCACGCTGAGGGCTTCGCGGATACAGAGATCAGATGTGAGCACGCAGAGCGCTGCGCAGCCATCGCGGGGCGACTCAGAAAGGAGCTTGGGAATGGATGATTTCCTCAAGTTTTTTGCCGAGAAGGTGAAGACCTACCCGATGCACCTTGAAATCACCTATAGCAAGGTGACGGACTGGGGTGTCCGGGTGTGGCGGAGGGGAACCGCCTACGACGGGGACGACGAAGAACTCGTCAACGTCCAGGACTGCGACGCGGAGCTGTGCTTCGCAACCGCGCAGGTGCAGCTGAAAAACTGGCTGCTGGAACACGAAGGAGGCTATTAACCATGGCAAACGCCCGTACATACACCCTGACGCTGGATGCGCAGGAGCTGCATGATCTGATCGAGGCGGCGCTGGTCTGCGAGTGCCAGGCGGCGCAGATCATCGGCGGGCTCAAGCGCAAGGGGCTGGATCTGGACGCGCAGAAGCTCGTGACACAAAACGCCCGTCTGGCGCGGCTCGTCAGGCGGATGCAGGAGATGAAGGAGGAGAAGCGGAGTGGTTAAGCTGATGCTTACAGCTGAGCAATGGGTCAACTTGAAATTTATGGTGGAAATGGCGTCGATCAGAGCCAACCTTGCGGCGACCGAGCATGAAAGACGCGCTGCAACGGCAACCGGAGAAAGAAGGCCGCCTGCTGTATATCTCGCGGAAAGCTACAGAAAAGAGGCCGAAATGTGTGAACGCATGGAGGCGCTGGTAAAATCGGCGGAATTTGTGCCGGAGACAAAGGAGGATAAGCGGAATGCGGAAACTGATTCTCAGCGGAGACGATTGGTTTGAGCTGAAGCACACGCTGGAGCTGCTTGTGATCGCGACCCACAATGAGGCCGAAGCGCTCGCCGCAGCCAAATTTGAGAACGAGGAAATGACCGAACGGGCTGCGCACCTCGCAAAGTGCGACCGGGAAAAGGTGAAGAAATACAAGCGACTTCTGGCGCTGGTGAAATCGGCAGAACGGATGCCGGATACGAAGGAGGACGCAGAATGAGAACGAATCTTGCAGAGCGGCTCGGGTATGAGCCGGAGGAATCGACCGAGGAGCGGCAGGCGCGGCTCCGGGAGGCATACCAGACGCGCAAGGCCATGCGGCGGCTGGCGCGGCTTGGGTGCTGCTGGCTGTCGGGCGTGGCGTTCGCGCTGTGCATCATTGCGGGGTGCGCCCACGCGGCGGAGATCGCCGCCGTCCTCGGCGGCGTGTCACTCACGACGTTCTTGACGGGGATCTGGCTGTGACGGAGCAAAAGATCCCGGTCAGCTTCCGCCCTGACCAGCTGGCGGACGTGATCGAGGCGGTGAACGCCTACGCGGACGATCTCAAGAATGATCGGGCACTCCTGTGCGAAATGCCGCGCGTCGATCATGAGACAACCGACGAACTGCTCAAACAGGAGACGCGGCTGCAAAAGCTGGCGTACTGGCTCCTGTGCGTGCAGGACGAAGCGCTATGACGGCGCAGATCTACCCGCCGCGCATGCGGCAGATCCCGCCGCCGTGCGCGAAGGACTGCCCCGGCCGGGAGCCCGGATGCAGCGCACGCTGCTGCAGCTGGACGCTCTATGAGAGCATCCGGAACCACATCTACGACATCAACCACCGGGTAAAACTCAGCCTGGAGCCGGACAGAGCCGCCATCCGGCAGATCGAGCGGGCGGCAAATAAGGACAGGAGGGGCAAGACCTATGCAGCAAAATAGTATCAGCTATCCGGGCGAACGGCCCGCGAGGCGCGCGGATATCGTCGAGCAGCCGGGCTACGCCGGGAAGCACTATTTCGTGGTGGATTACGCAGGGCGGCAGCTGACCGTCCACGCAGCGGATGAAACGGCGGCCCTGTTCTGGGCGGCCAAGCGCTGGGGCTACAGCTTCAAGCGGCCGGAATACCACCAGACGGCCAGCGTGGCCAAGCTCGGCTATCAGCCAGACAGGATGTTCGGATAAAAAATGCCCTCGCCCGGCTGGAACCGGTCGAGGGCGGAGAAGCCTGCGCTTCTCTGTGAAAATCAAGTACAAGGAGAGTATAGCATGAAAAATCCATATTTGCAAGAGGCAACGGAGATCATCCGCAAGCAGCAGGGTCCGCGCGGCCCGGTCTGGATGTGCGGCGAGCAGCTGCTGGAGATGATCGCGCCGGATGAGGCGGCGGCAAAGCTGGTGCTGGACGATCTGAAGCACAGCGGCATGAGCCTCAAGGGCTGCGAGGCCGAAATCAGAGCGTTCGCGTGCAAAAACGGGAGCTGCTGCACCGGGGCGGAGGCAGAGAAGATCATCCGAAAATACTTCGGCCTGCCGGAGCAGACGGAAGCGCCGAAACCGGAACCCGCCGCGCCGCCTGCGCCGGCCGGAAACATCGTGAATCTGGAGGACTTCTTCGGATGAGCGAACAGATCGATTATGAGGAGCGGCTGCCGAGGCAGCCGTCCGAGGGTGCGCTGGACTGGTGCATCCAGACAAAATTCAAGTCCGAGTACGCGATCTACCGGGATACATATTACCGCGATCCGCTGTCTGGCATGCGCGAAAACGCGGTGTCCGTGACCTGCACGGCCTGCGGAAACAGCTGGATCGCGGAAAAAGTCAAAGGCGCAGACTGCGGAAAAGGCTGGGCGCCGTTCGGCTTCGTGGAGGGCATCATGCAGATCGGCCCGGAGGACAAGCTTCAGTGCCCGCAGTGCGGCGCGGAGCTTCGGGCAAAGCACGTCGGGCAGATGTCAAGGGCCGGGATCGACGACAACGTCTATTTCTGCGAACCGTGGCAGCTGGGGAGCAAATTCGTCCTGCTAGGCTGGAGGGCGGAGCGGAACATCGGCAAGGACGCGAAGAAGGTCTACCGGATGTGGCCGTATGAGGCTTACGTTTTTGAGCAGAAAAAGACCGTCCGACTGACGGGGTATCAGAGATGTCTGTCCGCGCTCCACTATTTTGATCACTGGAAGCAGATCAAGCGATGCGACGACAGATGGGGCGCGACAGAGCCGGGAGACTGGTTCCGCAAACCGAAAGACCTTGCGGGCACGACCATTGAGAACGCCGCCCTGCCGCAGTACCTGAAAGCGGCCAGAGACGAGGCGCGGCCAGTTGCGTATCTGCGCCTATGGCAGAAGCACCGGAACATCGAGAATCTGATCGTGCAGGGCTGCGGGGGCATGGTCGCAAAGGCGATCACGCAGGATACGCAGAGCTGGGACTACTGCGGCGGGCACAGCGCGAAGCTGGAATGGGTCGATTGGAAGCAGAAGCGGCCGGCCCGGATGCTGGGCCTCGACAAGCAGGAATTTGCGTTCTGCGTCCGGGAGAAATGGACGCAGGACGATCTTGCGAAATACAAGATGGTGCGGGCGCTTGAGCCGGTACGGCTGCCGGAGGACTGGAACCTGCTGAAAAAGCTGCAGATCTACGATCTGAACAAGCTGTGCAGCGAAAAAGCATTGCTGCCGGACGCCGTGGGCGGAAAAAGCATGCAGCTCTGGCGCGGCCGGCTGACCGTCATGCGCTGCCTGCGGTATCTGGAACGGCAAAAGTCCGACATCACAACGCTGCTAGACTACTGGAGTATGGCCCGCCGCGCCGGGCTTGACCTGCGGGATGAGCACGTCCAGCTCCCGAAAAGCCTCAAGCGCGAGCACGACCGGCTCGTGGAGGCGGAGCGGATCGCGCGGAATGAGGAAGAAAAGCGCAGGAAGCAGGCCGAGATCGAAAAGCGCCGCCCGGCATTTGAGAAGGTCGTCGCGCCTCTGGAGGCGTGGGCGTGGGAAGACGCTGGGATTTGCATCCGGCCGGTGCGCACCGAGGAAGAGCTGATCGACGAGGGCAGTGCCCTTCAACACTGTGTCGGAACCTACGGCGCGACCGTGGCGCGCGGAGAAAGCTGCATTTTCTTCATCCGCCGCGCGGACGCGCCGGACAAGCCGTGGTTTACCCTGCAGGTGGAACTGAAAACAGTGAAAGAGCTTCAGAATCACGGCCTGCGGAACTGTGCGCCGACGAAAGAAGTGCAGAAATTTGTAGACAGATGGCTCGAACACGTCCGGCAGCTGAAGATCGCCGGAAAGAAACAGAAAAAGGAGGCAGCAGCATGAGTGAACAGAACCTGATGGTATCCCCGGAAAAGCTGGGCGCGGAGATCCGCGAGCTGACCCGGCAGGCAAAGGCCATGACGCTTTACTATGGCGTCGAGATCGGACGGCGGCTGGAGGCCGCAAAGAGCATGGTCCCGTATGGCGGCTGGGGCGCGTGGCTGAAGGAAAACACGGAGTTTTCCCAGGCGACCGCGACCAGATTTATGCGGGTATTCAATGAATACGGCGCGGCGCAGATCGGAATTTTTGGGGCTGTGCCAGAATCGTCAACGTTGCAAAATCTCAGTATTTCCAATGCTTTGCGGCTTCTGGCCGTGCCGGAAGACGAGCGCGAGGAATTTGCCGAAGCAGTCGATGCGGAGAATCTTTCCGCCCGGGAACTGGAAAAAGCGATCAAGGAGCGGGACGCCGCCCGGCAGGAGCGCGAAAGCGCCCTGCGGCAGGCAAACAGCGATTCCCTCCGCGCCGAGAACGCGAAAAAAGAGGCCGAGGCGGCCTATGAGAAGCTGCGCGGCATGGAAGATGAGCTGACCGCCGCGAAGGATGAGGCCTGCCGCATGGCGGACGAGCTTGAGGCGCTCAAGAACAGGCCCGTTGAGGTCGCTGTCCAGCGCGACGAGCAGGCGATCCGGGACGCAGAGGCCAAGGTACGGGCGCAGGCGGAAACGGAGCTGCGCAAGAAAACCGACGAATGGCGGAAGCAGACCACAAAGACCGAACAGGAGATCGAGCGCGTCCGCAAGGAGGCGGAAGGGCTGAAGCAGCAGCTGGCGGCGGCAAAGGCAATGGCGGAAACCACCTCTTCGGACGCGGAAAAGGAGCGTCTGACCGGAGAGATAGAGGATCTGCGCAGAAAGCTTGCCATGTCCGACAAGGACGTGACGGCCGCGCACCTGCATTTCAGCCAGTGGCAGGCGGCATTCAACCAACTGACGCAGGCTGTCAGCCGCATCGAGGACGAGGACAAGGTCGGAAAGCTCTGCGCAGCCATCCGCGCCCAACTGGCCGCGTGGGGGAAGGCAATGGAGGGCACGCCATGACAGAAAAGGAAATCGTGCGGGCGCTGCGGTGCTGCGCGAAGGGGCTTGGACACGACGACGCGTGCGAAAACTGCAAGGTCGGAGAAATCCAAGATCGGCGGGAATACATCGAGTTTGCGGCAGCTAACGCAATCGAGCGCCTGACCGCCGAGAACGCGGCGCTGCGGGAGAAGGTGCCGCAGTGGATCAGCGTGGAGGACAGACTGCCAATAGACCGTCTCAGCAAATATCTCGTTGCTTTTCGGGACGCGGGCGGCTCGATTGTAGATATGGCAAGATACTTTCCGAGCGACGGATGGACGTGCGATAACTGGGAGGTACCGCAGAACTTGATTACTCACTGGATGCCGCCGCCGGAAGCACCGGAGGTGGATTTATGAAAAGCCCCCTTCTTTGCCGCATGGGTCTGCACAAGCTGGACAAGTATACGTATGTGCAGGTAACACGCCGCAGAAGCAACCGGCACGGTGGGAAGTATCACACAAATTACGCAATCTGTGAACGGTGTGGAAAACTCTGTTACCGGGTGCGTCTATTTCAGAAACTGGACATAACACAAACTACCGGAAGCGCCGGAGGAAGGAGACAAGCATGAGTAAAGCTGTTTTGATCAGCATCAGACCAAAGTGGTGCTCGAAGATTGCCAATGGTGAAAAGACAATCGAGGTTCGTAAGAGACAGCCCCAGTTGGACGTGCCATTTAAGGTGTACATCTACTGCACGCAGAGCGCTGATATGCTTTGGATTTTGAGGGAAAGGGAACGGTCTCTCTGCCCTGATAAAATAGCGGATGTTTTCAAGGCTGCTAAATGCGGCGGAGCATATCGGGGGAATGGCAAGGTCATCGGTGAATTTACCTGCAACAGGGTAACGAACCTTTTTTCAAACAGCAGATTTTGGCTGGACGAGGATGATGTTTTACACACATGTTTGTCTGCTGCGGAAATGCGAAAATACGCAAATGGTGCGCATGGGTTATACGGCTGGCACATCTCAGATTTGCGCGTTTACGATCACCCGCGCGATCTGTGGGAGTTTACCGGCCTGCGGGAGACAAAATTCGGCCTTGCGCCCGGGCCAATCACCCGCCCGCCGCAGAGCTGGCGGTATGTGGAGGAAGAACTATGGAACGACTGACTTATTTCAAAGACGGATACTGGCGGGTAAATTTCAGCGGAGTGCAGTACCAGGC